ATGACTAAACAAGAATTGTTTTTATGGGGTGTTCAGACAATGGTGTTGAGCAACAACGGCAATGTAATGAGGAGTGATCCCGAAGGCAAGAAAGCGCATATTTATAGCGCGACAGGAATCTACAGCATTGTGCAGGACGCCATTTATGCTAGCGAAAGAATTCCTGAGAAAATGTCAGCAGAGGATGCCATTCATGATTTCTGCTTTTACATGCTAGAAAATCTTCGGCGTGATAATAAATGCCCTCATTGGTTCACAAGAATGTAGAAATAAGCCGCCTCCGGGCGGTTTTTTATTGCCACATGAATCGTGTCGTTTGTGTGGTAAAGATTATAGTGGCTTCACGCCAGTTTTCTTCGTTAAGAATTTTCTCTATGCAGTGTGTGGCGTAAAGGTCATCTGGTGGAGTGAAAGACATATATTCACTTTCGCTGGTTAACTTGAAGTCATGTATAGCTGCAATTGCTATGCGTCCTTCACTATCGATGTTACGGAAGCAAGAAATTCTCGCCTCATAAAATTCATCTGGCAAACCTTCTAACATGCAACCGGTGGCCCACTGCAAAAGCTGTTCATCTGAATACTCTGGCTCAGCGGTCAGCGCCGTCTGCTGCTTGCTTATGAGCCGCTTGAATGTGTTGAGAAAGGAAAACATACCACCTCCTTGGTTTTGCCAAAGTTAACATAGTATTGCCATCACCATGTGCAGTCTCATCGTAATGGCAAGATCCACACATGCGGATAAAGAGGCTCTCAATGTCCGACATCTACCGCATCACAGTAACCACTAAATCCGGTGAAACGCATGAAGGCCTGATGAACAGGTCACAGCCTTAAATCGGCAACGGCTTCATTGGTGTAGAAAAAGAAGATGGCGATGGGTATATCTAGCTCCTGATGACGTGCTTAAGATGGAGTATGTTCCGATTCATCCGGACTGACTACTACTGAGGCATCCTCAGAGTTGCTGGCTTGGCTATAACTCTCATCGAGAAGAGCGATAACATCATCTATTTTATGATTAAAACCAGCAAACTTAATGGTTCTTTGCGTCATTTTACGTCCTTCCCCATGGGCGCCAACCTGTAAGGCAGTATCGTCTTTACGTATGCCCGCGTTACCTTGACCAGAAGCCTCATAAATTTCAGTTATCTCTACTGATTCAGCAATAAGAATTCTTCTTGCTATAGCGAGTTCCTGTTGAGCTTTCGCCTGAATGTCAACGATTGAATTCGCCGCATCAACTGTTTCTGCCTTCTCTTCCGGGGTAACTATTGAGCCGCCAGAGCTGTTTTTATAAAGGTCATAAATTGACTTAATTGCCAATTCAACGAGGGTCGGAGCAAAAAATAGGCCCATTATGTATATATCCTTTTTATAAAAATTCTTGATGACTTATCGGCTTTTTTAGAAAAAACATTAAAGGTTTAATATGGCGACCAAAACTAAAAATGGCCGTCCTTCTGATTATTTACCAGAGGTGGCTGCTGACATCTGTTCACTGCTTGCCGATGGTGAAAGCCTTCGCAAGGTTTGTGAGCGTCCGGGAATGCCTGATAAGGCGACCGTGTTTAGATGGCTGGCTAAACACGATGAGTTTCGCGACCAGTACGCGAAAGCCACTGAGATTCGCGCAGATGCAATTTTCGAAGAGATGTTCGACATAGCCGACAGCGTTGCAGAAGAGGCCGCAGCAGTAGGTAAAGCACGACTGCGCATCGACACTCGCAAGTGGGCATTAGCACGGATGAACCCAAAGAAGTACGGCGACAAAGTCAGTCAGGAAATCGACCACAAGTCTTCCGATGGCAGCATGACGAACAAGCCAACGACAATAAGATTGGTAGGAGTAGAGCCAACTAATGGAAAATCAGGTTGATCTCCCTATCCCCGCCAAGCTAGTTCCTGTATTTGCAACACCCGACATCCGCTATCGCGGCGCACATGGTGGTCGCGGTTCTGCAAAGACCAGAACTTTTGCCCTGATGAGTGCAGTTAAAGCATACGAAGCTGCCGAGAGCGGAAGGAGTGGTGTCATCCTCTGCGGGCGAGAGTACATGAACTCGCTCGAAGAATCCTCAATGGAGGAGGTTAAGCAGGCGATACGCTCCGTGCCATGGCTGGATGACTATTTCGAAATCGGCGAGAAGTATATCCGAACCAAAAATCGCCGAGTAAGTTACGTATTCTGTGGTCTGCGCCATAATCTCGACAGCATAAAATCCAAAGCGCGCATTTTAGTTGCCTGGGTTGATGAGGCCGAACCGGCTTTCGCGCTCAAGTGGCTGCTGTCTTCCGCGTGCTCTAAAGCGGCGATATCAGCCGCAATGATTGTGCTGGCAGCGTGTTGCGACAGAGATACCACTCCGCTGACTGGTGAGCTGGTGCCCGGAAGAACAGGGCGCCGCGCATTCCTCTATCGTTCCGGAGCAATGCCCGTAAGGGATATGGTGCTGATTGCTCAGTCCCTCATTCAGCATGGCATTATCGGCAAGGCGAATGTCAGAAAGCTGCAGCGCCATGAGGGAAGTAGCACTTCATCGGAGTTCAATGCATTCGAGTACATCAGCGCGGCCCGAACGCATCTCGGTATGAGCAGGGAAGAGGCAGAGCAGCTAACGATGACGGAGTTTCAGATGATGCTCGCTGCAAAGTTCCCCGAACAGAAGGGCTTTACGCGCGAAGAGTACGATTCGGTGGCTGATGACTATCTGGCGAGGAAGGCGAGGCGATTGGCAAACAAAAATTAGTCGCCGGAGAGAAAAAAGATTCAGTAGTAATAAGTACATGATTGCAAGAACCTTTATCCTTTAGTTATATTTGCGTTAAAATATTTCATTGGTTGAAAATCGTGCCACTTAAAATCCTGCTTAGGTCATTAACACCACGCAGCAGAAAGATAGCTGAAGACCAAAAAAAACATGACAAAGAGCTTTATGAAGAGAGCACCGAAAGAGCTTCTATTCTTCTGGATTTCTTTAAAGATCAATATGATTATGGTCTTGAAAGGATGCGTCGCATTGAAGATAAAGCACTAAAACTTTTCGGCTCTGTAAGTGTAATAATTACTGCTTTAGTTCTTACGATTCGCTTTGTTGGTGGTGAGCTTTTAAACTCAGATGCGGATTTTTTTACAGTATCACTTTTAATTTTTGGTGCGGGGACCTTCATCTCCTTGGTCATTTCTTGGGTAATGGTTTTCTCGGCAGTAACCCTCAAAGATTTACCTACCCTAATCACAGATTCAGATACCGCAACATTCTTTCTTACGAAGCCTAGAAATGAAACCTTATGGGATGAAGCAGAGCAGTATCATAACGCACTGAAAGATATAAATAATATCCATGACAAGAAAGCATGGAGAATTAATATTTCAATCCATGCAATGTGGTTAACTGCTTTCTTTTTCGTGGTGTTTGTGGTATTGCTTACATGTGAGAACTTATTTAAGGAGGGGGGTATGTTCAACAAGAGTAATAAGCGCGAAGACCGCACTTATCAAGTGACATCTACTCAGTTGGTTCAAAGTAATGTACGCCCTGGTCCTGCGAGTAAAGTCCTGACAGGAAGTGTAACAGGCGAAATATCACTTCCTAATCGCAGCCAGGGGATTAAACTGGGAGTCGCTCTGGAAAGCTATAAGTCACTTTCAGAACAGAGGGCTAAAGCCAAAGCCTGATATTCTGTACTTACCGCTTGTTAGTTTTCTGCTTAGGGCTAGACCAGCGTTAAATACCTAAAAGCCCACTCAGGTGGGCTTTTTGCTACAGTTTTCAAGCATTGGGCAGGCTGGGCCACTTCTTGTAAGCGAAGAGATAGAGAGTAAAAAAATGCAATCCCGGAAAAGACAGCAGTAGTCCCATTTTCCATCCGAATCCGGCCTTCTGAGCCATTCGCAAGCATGGGATGAACATGAAGAACCAAATTATGAATGTCATTACTGCTAAAGGGTTTGTGTTTTCCATCTTTGCTTCTCCATGAGATTTTTGGCATATATCGGCAAACTACTGTAATAGTTTATAGAAAATAAACATTTGCACCACCTCTCATCCACTCCATGCTACGATTTTGTCTTCGAGTTGCCGTGGAGAGTATTGTGAAATATTGAATTTGAATATGCACCATTCCCATTAGATAAGCTGTGGATAGAGGTGAGTCTTACTGACCGTGGCGCTATAGAAGAGAGTGGAGAGCGATTTGGGTATGGGGCTGTATACAGCTCAAGAGATGCTCGCGAATACAAATTTTCGTTATACGAAAGCTCAGAGGCTATTGCTGGGCTGGATTGGTGCGAAAGCGAGTATGAGGCTGGCGAATTGCACATTCTCAAGCGACGGCTTGCTGTTGATGATGAGTATCTCTTCAAAGATGCTGGTGAGAGCTACCACTATAAAATCAAGAAAATTCTCAAATTCTCTTAACCCACTCCGGTGGGTTTTTTTGCTTTCCTTTGCATTAGATTGGCTTTACGATCTGATGTATTAATTATCTACTGGCAATTGGCATGGAACTTTTAGGCTTTGCTCCACAAAAGGTTTTATGGTTCAGGAATTGGGTGCTGAAAAAAAACTTTATGGATGTAATCGATTTGCACTTCACCCTTACCGGAGCTGTACAAAATCACTATCGATTACGGAGCGACAGTAACCATTTGAAGATCGCAATCAGCGCTTGTGAGTACATGGTAACCATCTCAGACATAGTTATGGATGCGATGATTGCTAAGACATACTACCAAATTTACGAATATGAGCAGATTGTCGGTAAGTATCCTTATCCGAAAACTTTCGTTGCGCCAAGGAATGTTGGTTATGACCAGTTGGGTGTAATCCTGAGAAGGTATAAGCACAAGGAAAGAGATGAGATGCTGAAACTTAAAATGCTTTCAGAGGGGTGGCGAGGTGGAGAGGTAAAGCTCTCAGATATAAAAAACCGACACTTCTTAAACCAAAAAGGATGATGTAATGAAAAAGATATTAACCGCTGGATTAATGATGTGTTCTTTTGGTGCAATATCAAAACCTTATGATATTCAAATCCCCTCAGATTCCAATGCATCCTACACAGTAATTGATAAAACAAAAGAAGGAAGTGTTAGGACGGTTACCACTAAGAGGGTTGGTAAGTCTGGCGTTACGTATAGCAAAAGGGCTTACGACTGCAAAAACCGTGAGGTGAAATATTTAGGGTCGGGTGAAACACTTGAAGAGATGAAATCATCTAAACCCGATGAAAAAATGGCACCTATAACAGAAGGCTCAATAGCAGATTACATAGGCTATGAGGCATGTAAGCAGAATTAAAGACAACCCGCTAAGGCGGGTTTTTTATTGCCCGGAGATAACATGGCGGAAAACCTTGGCGGCATCTTTATTGATATTGAGCTTGAAACTGCTCAAATGCTTAGTGGTGCAAAGGCCGTTGATACTGCGATGTCAGATATAAACAGTAGCGCGAAGAAGACGGGGCAGCAAATAGATAGCCTCAACAGGACAATGAATAATGCAGCTTCTGCTGTTTCATCTACCTCAAGGCAATACTCACAAGCCGAAAAAGTACTTGAGTCGCTCGGAAATGAAGTGGCTATCTTAGAAGAGAAGCAGAATGCAGGCGCGAGAAGCGCCATAGTGCTTGCTGCCCAGCTAAGAGCTGGCGAATCTGCTACAGATGCGCAGAGACGCGCTATTGGCGAGCTTGCTGGAAATCTCTATGACATGAAAGCTGCTCAGGATGCAGCTAATAGTTCAACAGATAAAGCAACAGAATCTTCTGGTCGGATGGAGATGATGCTTAATAGGGTAGCGCTGGCAATTGCAGGCGCTTTTACTCTTCAGGCCGCGCAAAAAATCATTAACATTGCAGATGAAATGTCTATCCTTCAGGCTCGAGTAGAAAGGCTTTCACCCTCCATCGATGCTGCGAGGGCAACTATAGCAAGCCTTAGTTCAATAGCCGCCCAAACAGGAAACAGCCTCAAAGACACAGAAAAGCTTTGGGAATCCCTCACTACGTCACTTAAAGAAGCGGGAGCAACCAACAACCAGATTCTGTCACTAACTGAGACGCTTCAGAAGATTGGTACAGTCGGAGGTTCTTCATCTGAAGAAATGGCTAACGCCTTGAGGCAATTTGGTCAGTCGATAGCAGGCGGCACGATAAGGGCTGAAGAATTTAACTCTATTATCGAGCAAATGCCTGAGCTTGCCAGGACCATGGCCGCAGGACTTGGTATATCAATCGGCGAGCTTAGAAAGCGCATGCTTGAGGGAAAGCTAACCGCAGAAGATGCTCTTAATGCAATTGTCTCTCAAACTGCAAAGGTCAACGAAGAGTTTGATAAAATGCCTGTAAGTGTTGAAAAGGCTAAAAACTCTCTCGACGTGGCTTTCAAAAATGTGATTTCCGATCTCAATGAATCCATAGGCCTTACGCACTCACTTGCAGGAGCAATGGTTCAGTTATCAAACAACTTAAACTACTTCAATAAAAATTCAGGTGATCCGGGCAGGCTGCCTAAGCTGTTGGAGCTTCAAAAGCAATACACCAGTGAGGTTAAAGATGGTCAAAAGTGGTGGGAAACTCAGGCTGTCTATCAGCAGCGTGTAGGCCAGGCTTCTTTTAACCTTAAAAATACTGAGGCAGAGATAAAAAGCATTCGCACAGCTTCAACTCAGCAGTTGAAAGAGCAGTCGAAGATCGTCATTCCTAAATCTACGACTGACAGCAAAGAAGCCAAAGACCTTGAGAAGAAATCACAGCGCCGCCTGGAGTTATCAAAGCTAGAGGGACAGGCCAAGGCAAGGTTGCAGGCTCAGTACGACGCCGAGGATGCCGGTATAACGGACAGCAAGCGCGTTAAAGCGCTGCAGGATGAATATGCAGCAATAGAGAAAAACACTTCAGCAACAAAGGCAGGAAATGCCGAGGCTAAGCGGTCCGCTTCTCAGTCTGAGTCTGTAGCGCAGAAACTTGAAGCCTTGCGCGCCAAGTCTGAGCAGGTTGGCGATACCACCAAAGAGCTTTCCCGTGCTCAGGCTATTCTGGCCGCCGAGCAATCACTAGGCAAGGGTGCAACAGATGCTCAGATTGAACAGGCCGGTAAATACGCGGCCAAGATTTGGGATCAGAACAACGCACTCAAGCAGCAGGCTCAGATAAAACAGGGCATGAAGTTTGCCCGGCAGGAGATTGCCGCCTCTCAGGTTATGCCTGATGCAGTTTCCGGAGCAGTTCAGAACCCTACAGCGCAGATAGACCTGCAGGAGCAACAGAAGCTTGAGGCACTGGCAAAATATCAGGCTCTCGACGTGCAAAACGCACAACTCTATGAGGATGCAAAGACTGCCATTCAGCGGCAGGCCTCCAATGCCCGGCAGAAGATTATTCAGGACGAAATCAACCTTCAGAACCAGTCCATTTCTTCGATTATCGGTTCTGTGTCACAAGGGTTTGATGGATTGGCAAATCTCGCAGCTGGCGCAGCAGGGAGAAGCAGTGGTGCATATCAGGCCATGTTTGCTCTGAGCAAAGGCTTTGCTGTCGCTCAGGCCGCTTTAAACCTTCAGTTGGCAATATCACAGGCATTAGCCGACCCAACCGCACTAACACCCGCCCAGAAGTTTGCTAACTACGCAGCAATTGCCAGCGCTGGCGCGTCCGTACTGTCATCAATTGGCGGCATATCTTACGGTGGTGGTCGTGAGCATGGCGGACCAGTAACTGCCAACAGCATGTACCGCGTAGGAGAGGGTGGCAAGCCTGAAATCTTCAAAGCCAGCAACGGAAGCCAGTACATGATCCCCGGTGATAATGGCCGCGTCATGAGCAATAAGGATATTGGCGGTTCGGGAGAAAATGGGAGTGGCAATGTTTTCAACGTCACCTTCAACGTCCAGACCACGAACGGAATCGACGATGCCACCATGCATAAGATGGCAGGAATGATGAAGCAGGTCGCCCTGTATCAGATGAAAGACCAGACCCGCCCGGGTGGAATGCTACAGCCTCGTAAATAACAGGAAAAACCATGCCAGAAACTTTCACATGGATCCCCCAGGCGGGATTCACGGGCGAGCGTACGCCTGATGTAGCCGTGGTAAAGCTGGGTGATGGTTATGAGCAGCGTCAGGTGAAGGGTATTAACCCGCTCATGGGGAAATACCCTCTAACTTTCATTGGCTATGACGACTCGAAATGCGCGCGGGTAAATATCGCTAAAGCTGTTGATGCTTTCCTCACTGCCCGAATGGCTGTTGAGTCGTTCTACTGGACACCATCTGATACCGGCGTGCAGGGGCTTTACGTGTGCCGATCATGGTCTATGCAAAAGAACGGAAGTGTCTATCAATTAACTGCAACTCTTGAGCAGGTTCCGCGATGAGAGATATACCAGCAGAATTAATCATCGAAAGTGTTGATGCCGGAGTCGGCGCAATGCTTGACTTGTTTGAAGTAGACCTGCAGTCGTTTGGCGGCGACGTCATCCGTTTTCACTCTGGCACAAACGGCTATTACTACGATGTCATCTGGCAGGGTCGCGCTTACTCGGCATACCCTATAGCTGTAGAGGGATTTGAGGTTAAGTCAGAAGGAACGTACTCACGCCCGACGATGAAGGTCGCTAACATTTCAGGCCTTATTACTGGCATTAATCATGACTTTGATGATGGATTGGGTGCAGTAGTAACAAGGCGTCAGGTGCTGGTTAAGTATCTTGATGCCGTAAACTTTCCTAATGGCAATGCTGATGCGGATCCGACCATGGAGGCCGTATGGAGGAAAGGAGCCTCGATTTACACTGAATGCGTATGTCACCGAACAAAAGAGCGCGCGTGACTTGCTGGATGATATTGCTGGCATGTTTCGGGGGATTGCATTGTGGGATGGGCTACGTTTTTCAATTTTGCTTGATAACCCGCAGGACCCGGTAGCATCCATCACAAATGCAAATGTGGTTGATGGCCTATTTACTTACAGCTCAATGAAGCGTGGAGAGCGATATAACGCGGTTGTAGTTTCATGGACTGACCCTAATAACGGCTGGTCTCAGGTTAAAGAGTACGTTTCAGATGACGAGCTTATTGACCGCTATGGCTACAACGAAACGACAATTGAGGCTTTTGGCTGTACATCGCGTGGGCAGGCATTCCGGACTGGTAAATGGCTCATTGAGACCGCTAAGAGAGAGACTAAGAAAGTCACCTTCAAGATGGCACGCGAGGGTATGCGGCGCAGCGCTAAGTATGGTGTAACGGTATCCACTTCAGATTTTGTAGCTGAGCTTGCAAAGCGCAACTGGGAGATGAGCCATCAGAGCGCCAACGAGTGGATAGCGCAGCACGTTATGACGTTCCGCGACGTGTCGCCTGAAGAGGGGCATAACAAGCTCTGGCAGCGTTTCTACCACTACGGGGAGTATTGATATGGGATTTCCATCACCGGCGGCAGACTTCGTTGAGAGCCGCATAGATTTGAACAAGCTGATGATTCAACGGCCATCGTCAACCATCCGCATCGAAACGCCGAGAGGATTTGCGCTGGTAGACAGCTCTATCACCCCGGTGCCGGGCAACAAGGTAGCCTGGCAGGTTGACGGCTACCCGATGATTGGGAAATATTTCAGAACGGGAATCGTGACGGAAGAAGGTGAGACGATTGACGGGGAATCACTGGAGGGTGTGGTGATGCTTGGCGTGGTGACGCACGAAGTCCTGTCGGTGTATGAGGCTGACTGGATGCCGGTTTGATTCACAGGTTCGAATCTTTCCTGTGGCGCTGCTGTGTCGTAAATGTGGCGTCACAAGAAAAACACGAATTACCGTTAAGTGCACTCGATGACATTCAACGACACAAAGCCTGTTGCGAGCATGGATTTTGTGCGGTTAATCAGTATGTTAAATTACGCTCTACTATCTTCTAAGCCGTAGGTCACAGGTTCGAATCCTGTAGGGCGCGCCACCTTCTCTTCTATTTGCATTCCTTAAAGTCTACTTTTTCCTTAAAAATCAGAATATAAATCTTTTAGCTGGTCCATTTCGGGCCAAGGTCACCTATTGCGTTCTTATCCAATATGGGGGCACGACAGGGGGCATCGACAGGTTCAATGGAAATGATGCCCCCAAATGAAGCTAACAGCCCGCCAAATCGACTCTGCGAAGCCAAAAGAAAAGTCATACAAACTTTCGGATGGTGGTGGTATGTATATTGAAATATTTCCAAACGGATCCGAAAGCTGGCGACTCATGCCTCAAGAGCATTCAAGATAAAATCCCATCTGTCCTTAAACCTTTCGTCCTCGCCTTTAGCTATTTTGAATAAAGGAACTTTGTGGTGCCAGGTCGAAGTATCGTTTATGGATGCGCTCGGGACGACAAATATCTCTGGAGCGGCATTGTTTCCGATATCTTCAGACATATTGCATAAAACGTAAAAAAAATCCGGCGATACGATTGGCCTATGATTTCCGACTGTCCATTGACGTGGAGCGCTTCTGGCCCATGAGCCTTTAACCTGAATGCTGATGCTTTTAGAGCCATCAATAGTGGCAATAATATCAACTGCACTTGATCCACTGGTAGTTAGTGCCGCACTAATGCCCAGTCTTGATAGCATATAAGCAACATAGTACTCACCCGCATCACCGGCGTTTTTAGACGTGCGCTTAATTACATCAGACATATTCAATCCTTGGAATTAAAGTGGCACTCACCGATAAACAAGAAACGTTCTGTCGCGAGTACCTCATCGATTTGAACGCTACGCAAGCTGCTATTTGGGCTGGGTATAGCGATAACACCGCCCGTAAGATTGGCAGTGAAAACCTCACAAAACCAGACATTGCGGAAGTTATCATCGACATTAGACCAGAGCGCAACGAAAGGGTAGAGGTAAATGCAGACTATACAAGGCGCATTTACGACTGCGCCAGATGATGATAGGTTGAAATATAATGCCACACACATTAGGATTATTCCTCTTTTAATCAGGAAGATTATTTAATGTTTGGATTCGATAAGTTAATTACGCCAAAAATTATCACTGCTCTTTACCTTGTTAAAGTTGCGTTACTCTCGATTGCTGCTGTGATTACTTTCTTCACAAGAGGCGTCAATGGAGCGGGATTAATACTTCTATTGATGGCTGTATTTGCGAGGGTTTTCTTCGAGAGCATCATGGTATCGTTCAAAAACAACGAATATCTGCGTCGAATAGCGGAATCGCTTGAAAAAAAATGACAGCAGTCAAGCCGCCTCCGGGCGGTTTTTTATTGTCGTAATTCTACTTAAGTAACATTTGCCAGAGATTGCAGTGAATGGCCGACCAATGCCACCCATTGAGCTAATGGAGGAATTCAAGCCATATATCTCTCACTCCGGCAAATGAAAACAGACAATTGAGTTCAGGATCAGATAGTTAGCCCAAAAGGGCGGCTGCACAATCCAGACCATGCGCACCTTGCCGAAGCTGACGTTGGCTTTTTTTTTGGGCGGCATCAGCTTTCGCCAAAAAAGGCGCACGGTTTTAGGGCAGAGCAAAGAAGTGATGATACGTACATGCCACTTTTAGGATTTCCGAGTCCAAAATGGTGTTTTGTTGTGTAGTTGACCAGTAAAATTTGTCAGCTTAACAACTGAGTTTAATGTCGATATATATAAGAGGCTAGTTAACTCACCAAAGGAAATTAAATCATGTTTAAATTAGTAAAAGCCTCTATCGTAGCAGTTTCTGTGATCGCATCTTTTTCAGCTATGGCTGACTGGCAGCCTTATAAAACTGTTTCATTGGATGGGTTTAATAATACAATCCCCGGTGGTAGTGTTTACAATGAAACTAATGTGGCTTCAGGTGTTTATCGCTTCCGTATTGACCCGAATTCAGCTGGGGTAGATTATGCTACTGGCCAGTCAGGAAATACGAATTCTAAATCCGCTGCATTAATGACCTATGATCGTACGACAACTACAGATAAAACCGCTGCTGTAAGTTTTTATGGTTTGAATAATGACGGGCTTCAGGCTTCATCGCTCATCCATGCATTTCCACAAGGTGGTGGTTTTGATTTGTATCTTCAAGATTGGCAGCGAGCAGATAACTCAGGCACAGTTAATGTAATAATTGAAAAGTGGCAGAATTAATTTGTCATTAGGATTTTATTAGAACTAAGCGTCCTATATTTTCTGACAGCTTATATAGGACGCTAATCTTCTACATTTTTTCATGCTTAAAATCAACCTTATCAACGCCATGAATAATGGTGTCACACAGATGAATCGTGGAAATGAACTCATTCAGACAGCCTAAATAGCTTTTTTGTGGATTGTCAAAGCAGTAAAACTGAGGGTTTATGGCCGCTTTAAAAGACCTTAAATCTAAGCTTAGGTCACTGAGCAAACAGATGCCTTTCGCGTTATCACAGGCATTGACAAGTGTTGCCCGAGAGAATGCTGCCGCAGAAAAAAAAAGCACTGACTTGCCGTCTGGAGTCAACCACATCTTTTACTGTAAATGCCGTGGGGTTAACAGGTGCACGCAAAAACAATCTTAAGGCAAAAAATTTCGTCAGAGACATTGCTGCCAGTTTGACCTGCTCCCTGCTGACTCATACATCCCGATATTAGCCATATCTTATCAACAACCTGAGCGCGTCCTGATGAACAGGTGTCTTTCCGGCGAATCGTTCATCAATACGCGTCGTGAGGCCTGAGCTGAGGGCTTTGGCTGGTAACGTTGACGCAGGTACGCGATCTCAAATGCTGCCTTCCAGAGAGGTAGTGGCATGAATTGACCATCGGATTAATTGCCTGACCTGTGAAGATGAATTCACGAAGGCGAATATGACGATCGGCGCCGCCTGCAGGATATCAGATACAGCATCGCTCGGTTCTACCCCACAGCCCTAATCAGCTATGGGGAAGGGATTAACCACCCAACATTACTGAGCACCGCCCCCCAGCTTCACAATGGCAGTTCCGTCCTCAACGTAGAGAGAGTACGCCGAATTGGCAATGACAGGGTTTATGCCCTTTTGCAGCATTTTTTGCAGCAGTTGATGATTGTCGTCTTCATTGCCGTAACCATGCGTGGTTTGGGTAAACCCTTTATTGATTAGCTGGAAAGAGGCCAAAAACTGAGAGGCAGGGCTAAGAAAATGTCCTATCAGCGGTTTATTTTCCATTAAAAGCTTTGCTCGTTCATCAATGTTGATTTGACCCACAGTACCTATTGAGTGGATGTTCTTTATATTGATAAGATCCCGAGTAACCATGTTGAAGATAAGGTCTTCATATTCCCGCTGTGACTTAAGCGCGCTGCTCAATTGAGCGCTAAATGCGATGGCGGTAATGACAGGGATGAGCGATATATATCTGAGACGCGGCGAAAAAAAGACAACAGGAACCGCAATCATGACCAACAAAGTAGAAAAAGAAACAATGGCGCGGGGGGCAACAGGCGCATCCACGAGTAAAATGGTGGGCCCCATAAGCGACACAAGGAAGATGAAAAATGCGACTGTGCAGTAAAGTATTACAGCAAGGCTTTTGCTCTTTTGCTGCCGAAATTTATATAACATCAGCAAAAATGCGATTACGACAGGAATAAGAAAGTAAATATAAACCGGACCGTAAAAGTAGGAGAGGATTAATTCTTTTAGCGCAACGACTGTGTTCAAAAGATGCGCGAACCCCTCTTGGTTTGGGTGAATAAGCTCTGCGCGGGAGTTCTTTTTAGATGCAAAAAAAAGCATGTAAACCAGGAAAAAACCAATAAATAATGATGCTTTATTGACTATGGTTTTAAACATCCCAGCCACAGTTAATTCGCTTTTGACAGCCAGAATGACAATGTCAATGGCAAGTAAGGCGATGAAAATATTGGCACAAGGCTGATACAGCGTGAGTGATAATACGCCTGCAATCACTTTAACTGAATATTCTCGTATCTGACTGCTGCTGCTGTAGGTATAAGCGGCCACAGCAAGAAAAAAAGCGATGGACATGCCCAGGGAATCGTATCGATAAGCTATGTTCTGCAAAAAAAAGGGGTTGAAGATCAGAAGGGCTGCGACCAGCTTTTCATTGGGGACATCCATTTTGACAAGGTGCTTACTCAACATCAGTGATGCGGCACCGATGAAGAGACATGATGCGATCATGGTGTAAGGGAACAGATCAAGATTATAGTGGCCGCTCGCGGATAATATTTTCATTAGGATATCGGCCATCGGCCGACCTAGTCCACGCCAGCCATATTGGCCTGTAATCGCTCTGTCTAAATCGTCCCGATAAAATACGCCCGCCTGAATCAAAGGATAGATGAATAGCAACGCCAAACCTGCATACAGGGCGAGCATTTTTTTATCATTTTTACAAATCATTCGAAATTCCATCTCACTTTTTAATGATGTAACGTGGTCGGTTCTTACTCTCTATGTATATTCTTCCGATATACTCGCCCAATACACCGATACCAATGAGCTGAACGCCACCAAGAAAGAGTATTGATACTAAAAGCGAAGGGTAACCGGGAACACTGTTGCCAAACCAGATTTTATCCACGATCATCCATGCGCCATACAAAAACGCGAAGCTCGCCACGAGCAGGCCAATATACGTCCACATACGTAGCGGAAAGGTTGAGAAACTGGTTATGCCTTCAAGAGCCAGGTTCCACAGCTTCCAGCTATTAAACTTTGAATCGCCAGCGACACGCTCGGCTCTGGCATACTCAATTACCTCCGTCTTGCCGCCAACCCATGAAAGAATCCCTTTCATGAAGAGGTTCCGCTCTGGCATCTTCTTAATATTCTCAACCACGTTCCGTGACATCAGGCGAAAGTCACCTACATTTTCTTCAATTTTCGGGTTACTGATTTTATTATGTAAGGTGTAAAACCATTCCGCCGTCTTCCTTTTCAGGTGCCCATCAGTAGACCTGTCGATGCGCTTAGCCAGAACAATATCCGCACCTGCCTGCCATTTTTCAATCAGTAAAGGAATGACGTTAATGGGATCTTGTAAATCAACATCAATAGGGATAACAGCATCACCCGTAGCATGCTCTAATCCCGCGAAAAGAGCAGGTTCTTTACCAAAGTTGCGGGTAAGGGACAGCGGCACGACCAGAGGATCTGAAACCGAAAGCGCATCGATAATAGATTCTGTTGCATCTTTACTGCCGTCATTTATAAAAACGATTTCAATTGTGTGCTGTTTCAACGCCTCAAATTCACGCACCGTTTTATAAAACACGGGAATAGCGTCTTCTTCATTAAGAACAGGAACAATCAGCGATATTTTCAT